GGGCGGATGCAATCCAATGAAGAGAAAATTAAAAGAGCTAATTCAATTAGAGGAATAACGAGGTCTTTTGAAACTAGAAAAAAATTATCATTGAGTATTAAAAAATCATTTGGAAGTAAAACCCTTAAAAGATTAGAATATAATAAAAGACGATATGACAAAGCTCACAGGGAATCACAATCTAAAAAATTAAAAGAAAAAATAAAAAATGGAACATGGACGCCTTTAGCTACTAATTCTTGGGCATGCAGTAGAGTAGATTATAATGGAATAGCATATCGAAGCGCATGGGAGGCATTATTTGCTTTTTTGTTCCCCCTGTTAAAATATGAAAATATAAGAATACCTTATATAGAAAACAATATAAACCGGGTATATATAACGGATTTTTGTGATGTTAAAAATAAAATTCTTTATGAAATAAAACCTAAAAGTAACATAAACAATAAAAACTTTTCATTGAAAGTGCAATTTGCCAATAAATGGTGTGGTGAGAATGGTTACAAATACGTCGTAGTAGATGAGGATTGGATTAAAAAATATATAAAAAATAATAATATATTATTTGATTCAATACCTGATAATTTTAGAAAGAAGGTAAAACAATTTTATGATTAAAAACATTTCTGAATGGCAAGTAGAAACCCCTAACGGGTTTGAAGACTTTTCAGGAGTGCGTGTCAAAAAAAGCAATAATTTTGTCAAAATTATTTTTAATAATGATGCAGAATTAATTTGTACTAAAGATCATAAATTATTTCAAAGTTTGGATTTAAATTCTGTAGTAAAAGCTATAGATAGTCTTAATAAGACAATTATATGTAAATCTAAAACACTATATGTAAAGGATATAATAGAATTGGATAAATTAGACGATTCATACGATCTTTTAAATGTAGGGGGAATAAACGGTGAACATAGGTATTATGTTAATGAAGATCAATTATTAATCAGTAATTGCTTAATTATTGACGAGATAAACAAAATCTGTCTCGTAACTTGCTTAATTGCTGGGAACACCCGTCAGGATATTAATACAATAAACTGTAATAATTTAATATATAGGGTCAATCAGCAGCCGTTTAATTACGGTTCAACGACTATCCTTTATGGAGTACATTCAAGTGAATGGAAATGGCAAGCAGCTTAATGCTGAAGATATAGTCTGAACTATATAGAAATATATAGATGGTAAAAACCTGCATTAGCCTAACGAACTAATGTGAACATATTGGGCACACATTCCGGATTTCATTATGGAAGAATTCTGGGAATCTGTTATTCCTATTATTTCCTCTGGCAAAACTACCAAAATATTTGCAGTTAGTACGCCAAAGGGAACAGGTAATTTATTTTATAAGACATATTCTGCAGCTGAGCGCGGCGAATTAAAAATGTGGAAAGCATTTCGTATAGATTGGTGGGAAATTCCCGGCAGAGATGAAAAATGGAAAGCCACCATGCAAGAAATTATGATCAAACAAAATAAATCTTTTGCACAGGAGTTTGAAAATAGTTTTATTGATGATGGTGAAACCGCAACAGATACTGAAGTTTTGGAAAAAATGAAAAATACTTCACGAAATCCAAAATATATATATGAAGACGGAAATTATAAAGTTTGGTTAGATCCTAATCCAAATAATATATATACTATAGGTGTTGATGTTTCTGAGGGTATTGGTGGCGCTGCTAGTGTAGCAACAGTATTTGATATAACCAATTTAACTGATATTAAACAAGCAGCTGTATTTCACAATTCAACAATTGAACCTTATCATTTTGCAGAATTTTTAAATAAAATGGGACATCAATGGGGAACACCACCATTACTTATAGAACGCAACGGGCCTGGTGGACAGGTTATTGATGCATTAAAAGAAATACATAAATATCCTAATATTGTAAGTTATGCCTCTGAAAATCAAAATACTAAAGGACGATTGGGTGTATATTCACATACAAATTCAAAAAATAAAGGTGTTACTAATATGAGATATTGGGTTAATTCATTACAAGTAGTTGATATATATGATTTAGCTACTATTCAAGAATTAGAAACATTTGTTAGATATCCAAATGGAACATGGAAGAAAAAACCAGGCAATTACTTATATGACGATAGAGTTCATGCAATGATTTGGGCCCTATTTATATTACATGAAGAATTAGTTCATGAGTATTTTGAAGTATTAGAATATGATTCACGTGGTAAACCATTAAAAATTAAAAAAATCTTAGATTCATTAGATGGGGATTATGAATTAGATCCATATTATAGTGATAATGATTCCCCAATGCCGGCTTATTTTAATTATTCTAAAAACTCCGGAGTAGATGAATTAGAATCTGAAGGATGGAAAATTTGGACTGAAACACGTTGGGGTGGGGACTTTTTTGATACTTAATGAATAAATAATTATCATGAGTGACTTAATTCCAACTACTATTGTAGAACAAGCAGTTCTAAACAAATCTCGTAAAGATAAGTTTATAATGATTTTTAATATACCTAAAGTCATGAAAACTATTATATCAAAAGACGTAAGACGTGATAGGTTTGCAAATTTAGATTCTGTGCAATTTTCTTTATATAATTGTCCTGCACCTGCAATAAAATCAGATTCCATTGATGTGCCATATGCGGGGCAAGTATATAATACATCTTCTTATTCAAGACCAAAATATGAACCTATAACAATTAATTTTGCTGTAGATAATGAATATAATAACTATTGGCTATTTTGGAAATGGCTGAGTATTTTAAATCATCCAAGGGATAGTTTATATGGTGGCCCTAAGGCAACTGGACTTAAAGATCCTAAAGAAAAATATGATTTTGTAACCGATATACATGTTATTGGTATGGATGAATATAATAACCATAAAATACGGTTTGATTTTTTCAGTTGTTTAATTACTTCCTTAGGAAAAATTGAATATAATGTAAGAGATCCTGAAGAAATAGATTGTACGTGTGAAATGGTATTTAATCAATTAGATGTAACATTGCTTGATGTTGAAAAATAATTTCATATAAATAACAAAAAGAATACATAAATAGGGTAAATAATTACAGAATTTAATTAAAGGAGTATTAATATGGCATTAGCATTTAATAGAACAATTGAAAGCCCAGGCGTAGAGATTCGTGAACTTGATTATTCTCTATATACACGCAATCTTGTTGGGACAAATGTAATGGCAATGGGATTTGCAAAACAAGGTCCTATTGATGAATTAATCAACGTGACATCTATGTCTGAATTTGAAATGATTTATGGCCGTCCTACAAACGCGGCAGAGCGTTATTTTTATCACACAGCAAAAGAAATAATGTTAAAAAATGGAAATTTAGTTGCTACTAGACTTCCGTATGGTAAAAAAGACGGTGAGGGATATGGTTCGGAATATAGTGTATTAGCATATCCCGCAACATTATATACAAATAAATATGCTAATTTTTCTGTAACATATACCGCTGTTAGTACTTTTGATTCTAATGATGCTGACCTTGCAACATATTATAATGCTAGCGCAGGATCCTCATATTTTAATAGCTTTACGGCTAGTGCTATTACAGGAGTATCGTCTATGGGGGGTGTAACGGGAAATTACACTGATTTAACTGCGGGTGATGTTTATAATGCATATTTATCTGGAGGAACAATAGAATGGGAGAATATACCGTTTGATTTAACAGTTAAATCATATACAGTTTCTGCAGAATCTTCAACTGAAGCCAATAAAATTGACGTATACAAAACATTAAAAATGTCTGGTATTGCTTGGGGTGATGAACAATATACTGATGCTATTGCGGGGACAAGTGGAATAGACGTTCAAACTGTAAAATTAGGTACACCAAAACAAATAATAATTGATGAAAAAGATTATCAGAATTTGATCCATGGTAACTTTATGTGGGCAAATACATTAACCGATCTTGTTTCTAGTTCAAATAAGTTTACTGATCTTGATTCATTAAGCGGCGCGGCATTAATTGTTTTAAATAAAGTTCGCAGTACAACAAATGAAATTGCTGAAGGATCCTATATTATTATGGGTACTAATAAAACAATTGGATAT